TTGTTTAGTTCGCTGACTAGAGTATCTAGGTTTGACTTTGACCTTTTTAAGGCCGCTATACTTGTATTCATATGTATGTTTCCTTGTATGTTATTGTATATTGTTGTATCTGTATATTTCGTATAGTATTATTTATAAGACTAATTCTTAACAAATAAACTTTTTATACTCTCAATAGTTCTAGCAACTTGATCTTTACCTTCTTGCCAGTTCTTTTTTTGATAGTCAACGATTTTTACTTTTTCATTAATAAACCAATTGTTAATCTTTTCATTAAAATTAGTTTTCTCAGTAGTGTTTCCCACAGAAGCGGTAAAGCATAACACTAAAAATGCTATCATTATATTTTTCATAATACTATTATATCACTTTGAGAGAATAATGTCAAGCGTCACACTGGCATAATTTTTTTTTAAGATCGGCAATCTCTCTGTTTTTTTCCTCTATCAATCTTGTTAAATCTAAAGGTCCTCTATCATCATCTTTGGCAATAACAGGTGGGTTTTCTACCTCATATCTTGTTATAATGTCCGATAGTCTCTGCGATGGCCAGTTTACTGCGACCATTTCGTTTCTTAGTTTCTTTATTTCTTTTAATAAGTTCATTAGTATTTTCTGACTATATGCTTTCTTAATGCCCTTGTCAGTTCCTCTATCTTATCTATGACCGATATCAGACTAGGATCGGTAATGTATTTTCCTTGCTCTTTTAACTTGTCATATTCTTTTAATGGTATGGTAACCATTGATTGCTCATTCTCATAAGTCATATCATGGTCATGTGTATCTCTATCAATCGGTTCACTCATCTATTTTTTCCCATTCTTTCTCCCACTCTGTTTCATCTTTTTTACTTACTTTAATTTTACTTGTATCACCTGTCACAGCAGCTTTTAAAAATTGTGATATTATCGAAGTCGTAGGATCCCATGCTCTTATGGATGATCCATCTTTAAAACTAGTACAACCTGTTAGTAATAAAAGTATTATTAATATTCTCATCTGCCTCGTGCTTCTCTAGCCGTCTTGGCTGCTAGTCTCTTTTGTTCTGATATTATTGATTGTCTGATTTTTCTACCCATAGGTATTCTAACAGAGGTCTCAATTAACTTACCTTTCTTGCTAGTGTATTCAACACCTATAACTTTGTCTTTGAAATCACTTTGAACAGACATGGTCGCTTTCTTTAGACTCATTGCTTCTTTTTCTTTTTCTTCTCCTGCTTCGTTCCAGAATTTATACATTCTCATCTTAGGCATTATATTTCCTTAACTTTCTTTTTTAGTGTCATCTTATATTTTGTTATATTATATTTTAGGAATGGTTTATATCTTATCATTCTCTCATACATTTTAGGCCATATTACTGTTTCTTTTATGGACTTATTTAGTCTCTTTGAAAACTTTAATATATCATCTAGTATAATAAGAGTCTCAAAGTTTATCTTCTTAGATAGAAAGTATTTAAGTATTGGTGGATGTTGACCAACTTTAGAAGTAAATATATCATCAAAACTTAATTTATCTGTTATCATATTTAATATGTAATCTATATCTTGTTCATAATAATAATGTAAAGATTCTATCCTTCTCGACCACGATTTATAATTTTCGTCACCAGATTTACCAATAATATCCCCAACCCACAAATTAGTATTAGAAATAAAATTACTGATAAAATAGTTAGCGATATCATTATCGCTATAAGTTCGAGACAACTTGTGAAAAAAATATCTATCCCGTCTTTTAGTAAATGTACCCAACCTTGCTGTTGTTTTCCCAGCGTGTCGGTGATAGTCGTAACTCTGGTTTTTACTTGTGAAATGAAGTTTGATAGCCAGATAAATTTTATATACTTCAAATCCATTCACTTAATTTCCTAGATATCTTGACCATGGTTATTGTTTGCTATAGATTGTAAATATTTTAACACATTCTCTGGTGAAGACTCGCCATAAGGATCTTCAGGTGTGTCATCTGTCTTACCTGGTTCTACGAACATTTGCTCTATCACGCCATTGTTTACAATCATAGCATATCTCCATGATCTCTGACCAAAACACTTGTCTCTTTTCTGACAAAGCATTCCCATCTCCTGTGTAAACTGACCATTGCCATCAGGTATGACTTTTATGTTCTCTAGTTTTTGATCTTGTGCCCAAGCGTTCATAACAAAAGAATCATTTACTGACATGCAATAAATCTCATCTATGCCGTGTTCTTTAAAAACACTTGCCTGTTTCTCATAGCCTGGTAATTGTTGATTAGAACAAGTAGGTGTAAATGCACCTGGTAAAGAGAATACTAAAACTCTCTTGTCCTTGAAGTAAGTATCTGTATTTGTGTCAACCCATTCGCCTAATTCTCTTACTCTAAAATTGACATGGGGTACTTGCATATTTATTTTATCATCAAACATAATTATAATGGTAGTTTTGCTACCTTCTCCTTCAACATATTTAGATTTTGTGCTTCGTAAGCAACTTTTTCTTTTAGTGTTTTATTAATCATTGATTTGGTATTACTAGGATCAATTTCATGCGTTTTACAATACTCTAAAATTGCGTCCATATATCCCATTTTTCTCTCTTTTACCATATTCTCTATGATTAGAGCAAACTTATTAGGTGTCAAATCACTCATTAATATCTCTATTATACATCATTCACTAATTATTGTCAAGCGTGTAGTGTAGATAACTACCGATCATATACTTCGGTGTGTCTATCGGTGTCATTCCTTGATGTAACCAAGGCCATAAAGGCGGGAACATTAGTAAGGAACCTTTTACACATGGTGACGCTAATCCTAATTGTGGAAAATTAGTCTCACCTCTTTTATTATTATCTAGGTAAATAAAGAACACTAGAAATCTCTTTGCCGATTCTAAACTAATAGAATCAACATGAGGATCAAAACGATCTTTGCCATTTGCTAGATATTTCTTTAACCTTATTTCTTCAAAGGCATATTTCTCTGGCCACATCTGACTTGTGACAACACAATCATTCTTATACTGTTGTAGGTATTTTGTGAATACGGATGATAATCTTTCTATATCACCTTGCCATTTATTTTTATTTAGATTGACTTGTGTAAATGACATGGGACCTTGATCGTAGGTCTCTTTATTAGATTCACTTTCAAATTTTTCAATAAGTTCATCACAATAATTATCATCTATTACATTTTTATATATCTGTATATAATTATTCATAATTTATAGTGTCTGTTTCTGTTGCGAGGTACAGACAAACCCCAAGCAGTATTAAGCTGCTAAAGCATAACCTTGTGAGTTAGCATTTATTAATAGTACGGTATCAGCGATTAATCTCCTAAAAGTTTTACCTACGAGTCGATCCTAGTTCCACCCCTTAAATTGCATAGTTTAAATGGTGGAGTGGCTGGGTATTGCACCCAGGTCCTCACTAGTTATTGTCTTCTAATCAACAATTAATTCTTATAAATCTGTGCTTGGTTTAATTTCTAACCTTTTATAATCAAATAACATATTCATTATACATTTATCAATTTGACCTGGTGTTTCTATTGTTCTTACGATATGTCCTGGTGTATCATTAGAAGCATAAGTTGTAACTGCATATGCTAATTCACCTTCTGGTGAAGCACCACCTCTACCAAATGCTATTTCAACTGGTACATATCCTTCTCTTTCTAATACCATATTAACTTCATCAATAGGACCACACCACATTGGTACTGTCATTGGTTGCCAAGGATATTGTGACATACCTTCCCAACCTGCTTTAGCATGATTCCAAGTAAGTGTCATACCAAATACAAAAACTAAGGCAACAAATATTATAGGTAAATTGTCTAGTATTTTATTTTTCATTTTTAAACTTTCTATGAAACTCCTCTATGGCGGGCTTGAGGAGAGGCAAATAATCCTTTTTATTTTTTACAAAAGTTTGAGTTGCGCCTTCTTCGGTTACTATTAATATAACTATCTGGTCAATAGGTTGTCCGTATAATTCTTCGTACATTTCACAATAAGCAGAAGTCTGTATAAAGTAGTTTTCTACCCACTCTTCCTTCTTCTCTTTCGTTGAGGTTTTAAAATCTATTACTGAAAGTTTACCATTAAATTCAGCGATACAATCAACACGACCTGCAACGCCCCACTTGTGACTACATAAAGTTCCCTCTTGTAGTACAATATTATTTATATTATCTAGCTCAGTTTTTAGTATGCTAAAAAGCGCTGTTGGTAAAACATCTTGTTTTGATAACTCTCTATTGTTAAGATAGTCTTCAGTTAGTGTGTGTACAGCTGTACCTCTCTTGGCTGCACTTCTCATAATAGTATTTGCAGCTTGTTCACCTACTG